CTAATGCAACATCAAACTCATCAAATGTCCATTTAGGATATTCAACAAATTCAAAACTCGTTGTTAAAAACCATCTCATAATGTGTCCCTTAATGTAGGATTAACTCCTATAACTTTTGCCGTTGGGTTTCTATTTTTTGCTGTTAATAAAGCATCTTCTCTATTAACTGCATGAACAGATTCGGTGAATACTTTACCACCAACATACAATTTTACGTCCCAAATCATTTAACTAATCCCCCAAATAAATTGATAGTTCTTTATCATCTATTATATAATGAGGTTCAAAATCATCAATTTCAGATGCAATTATCTCAAGTATTTGATAAATTGCATTATCAGATAGTTGAGAAGTAATACTTTTAGTCATTTAACTAACCTCCCTAATCTGTCGAATTTTTTATCAAGAATAGGCACATATAATATGCCATCATCTTTTAACATAGTGAGTGTATTCATTAACCAGTTGTTGTTAGCAATGTGCTGGTCTAATGTTAAATTAGTGAAGTAAGTTTGACTCCAATTTGAGAAGAATGGACTGTCACTATATGTTAATGTTTTCATGTTAACCACTTTTCATCAGTTGTTTCTAATAACTTACCTACCTTATATTCATCACTATCTACATACTCAACCTCCTCATAATGTTTGCAATGTTCAAAATTAGATGCAATTCTTCTTGCTTCAGTCTTATTTTCTGCACCAACTGTTACTGAATAGTAAACAATTTTCTTTGCCTCAAATGTGTAACTGTTTAATAGATCAGACATAATTAAATACCCTCCAAGGTTAATGAGTTTGAATGAATTTGCTTGTTAATTACACATGACTGATGAATATTAAGGAGAGTTTCCATATTAACTCCCTCCCAATCTGACCACTCTGATACATAATCAGCAGCGTCAAAGTCACCAGTTCCATCTACATTTTGTGGGCATGATTTGAAGTCATCGTTATCATCAACCCAAAAGATTCTTCCGAATGATTGTGATTTAAACATGATAATCTCCTATCTTAAGTATAAGTAACCACCAGCCCATCCTGTAAAGAATGGGTTGTGTAATTGCTCACGTTGATTGATAATTCTCATGTCAAATCTTACATACTTAGCAGGAGAATTGTAAGAAGCAGGTTTGTAAACTTCACCTGTTTTCTTATCAACAAAAGCATGAACACATCCTTCTTTATATTCATTTCTATCTTGAAATGTATCGAAGTCATGTTGCATGATCTTGTAATACTTGCGTCCATTCTTTATAACGAACTTAGCAAGATTAGCAGTGCCATTGTTAACACTTTCTAACTGTCTTTTAGAGTAGTCAGAATCCGAACCTGCATACATTCTTATTGAATGTTGCTTATAGTTTTCTGTTAATGAATCACAATAGGTTTGTGTCCAGTCCAGAACTCTTTCAGATAATGTGGACATAAAACCTCATTTTGTTTGAAGTGAAGGAGTCATTTCCCCTCCACTTCTATATAATAACCGATTTTAGGGTATTGTGGGGGAATAGTGTGCACTTTGCGAACTGTCACAGTAATTTACTTAAACTATCGTTGGGTAATCTATCCTGTATTAAGTTACCATAATCCTCATGTAATTCACACCCTAAGTAATACCTACCCAACTGTTTTGCTACCATAGCAGTAGTTCCAGATCCCATAAATGGATCTAAAATAGTGTCACCAATTTGTGATCCTGCTTTAATACAATTCTCTACTAATTCAGGTGGGAAAGTAGCAAAATGACTACCCTTATATGGTTTATTTGTTATACTCCAAACACTACGTTTATTCTTCTTTGGATATGATTTAGTGAGACCAGTATGAGGTGATAAACCTGTACCCTCATTGTGATATTTGCCTTTAGTTCTATCTCTTGTACCCCAATCTTTAGCAGGTTCTTTAATAGCATCATTATCATAATAGTAGTTCTTACTCTTACTTAATAGGAAGATATATTCATGTGATTTAGTACATCTATCCTTACACTTTCTGGCATTGGGTTAGGTTTATGCCATATAATATCTTGCCTTAAGTACCATCCATCTTCTCTTAATGCAAATGCTAACATCCAGGGAATTCCAATTAAATCTTTCTCTTTTAATCCCTCTAATTTATTACCTCGTTTATTACAATTAATGGGTAAATCTTGATTAGTTTTAGATACTGATTGTTTAGGATATGATTGACCTTTTCCTGGTCTATAGTTATAATAAGAGTCACCAATGTTTAACCACAATGTACCATCCTCAGTTAGAAGATTACGCACTTCTCGGAATACTAATACTAATTTTTGAATATACTCTTCTGGAGATTCTTCTTGTCCTATCTGACAATCCTCCCCTCCATAATCTCTTAAACCATAGTAAGGTGGAGATGTAATACAGCACCTAGCTTTTTCATCGAATTCTTTAAGTGTTTGGAGACAATCTCCAAATAATATTGTATCTTTCATTTGGTAATTACAGAAATTGCTGGTTGACCTTGATTGAAGATAGTATCAACAACTGCTTCAACTTTACGGGATGTGCTAATACCTACTCTATCATATACTGGTACAGAAATCAATCCAAAAGTTTTATTTTCACCTCCTTTTCTTATCACTCTACCGATAGTTTGACTGATAGTAATGTAATCCATATTTCTTAGAAATACTGCTGCTTCTAATCCTGATACATTGATACCTTCTGATAATATACTATGATGTAATACTACAAACTTCTTAGTATCATCTTTGCCCCACTCATTGAGAGTATTAAAGAAACTTTCACGATCAACTTTCTTACCATCAACAACTGCACCAGTTTTGGCAGTAATATACATCCAAGAATATCCACGAGTTCTTAACTCAATGCAAAAGTCAGATTGTGATACTAGATTAACAATTTGTTTGGTAGATCTAGCACAAATTAATACTTTATCAGTATCAATCTCATCAATAGTTGATACTACATGGTCACAATCATGCTCATGCTTGAATCTACTATCATCAACAACATCTATCTTTTTAATCTTAACTTTAGGTGGTAAAATAACACCTTCATTCACTAACTTAGGTGCTGGTACATTAACTAATACTCTACCATAAATGTCATAATCATTCATTCCTATCTTAAATGGAGTCTTAGAATGTTTAGGTGTAGCAGTAAAGAAATAACAACGATTAGCATACATTGAATGATACTCAGTTGCTTCAACAAAGTTCTTCTGAACACTATTATGTGCTTCATCAAAGTATATTGTATCCACATCAATCTCTGCTTCTTGTATTCTATGAAGAGAATGATATGTGGTAAAGATTAACCTATTCCTAATAGTATTATTATTCCATACTCTTATCTTGTGACTATTTGTTGTACTATAAAAATGTGTCTCTCCTGAGTGAACATGAAGAACCTCAACTTGATCTATTAATTTTAAAAAATCTGAGCATAATTGTTGTGCTAATAGTATACGAGGTGCAACAATTACAATAGTTTTTGATACACGATCCTTTGCAAATTGATACTTTGCATCCTCAATCATGCACATAGTTTTGCCACCACCAGTAGGTACAATAACTTGACCCTTACGATTCTCTTGTAAAGTATTAAGTATTGAAAGTTGATGGTCACGAAGTTTAATCATAAAGTAATAACCATAATAACTATTATACCATAAAATCCCCTAAAACGCCATACAGACGCTTAGAGGGACGTTATAGGTGGAAGGTGGGTCACAGCACGTGCGAAGTCTGTTGGACGTTACCCTGTAGTATCCCTTCACTATAGGGACACTTTAATCAAGACCCCTTATATTCACTTAGATGCTTTTCTTCTTCTTGCTATTTCTTTCTTAGTAATAGGATACTTTAATTCACTTTCTTTTGTCTTGCCTGTTGTTTGTAATCTTATATCTCTAAGTTTCTTTTCACCTCTTTTAGTTAGTGCTTCTCTTTCACTCTGAGTCATACCACTTGCCTTCTGTGGTTTATACTTAGGATCAACAGTTTTCTTTTCTTTCTTTGCTAACAACTCTGCTGCTGTTTTAGTTTTAACACCCTTCTTTGCTGCTCTTCTTTCCAATGCTGCCTTGC